TCATTTCAACAAGTTGGTACAAACTGTGGATTGATTGGACAGAACGCAGCGGTTGAAGTTGATGGTTCTGCTTATTGGATGTCTGAAAATGGTTTCTTTAGATACACAGGTAAATTAGAATCATTAGATTGTTTAGTAGAAGATTTTGTATACGATGATATTAATACAACACCAAAACAACATATTAATGCAGGACTAAACAATTTGTTTGGTGAAGTAATGTGGTTTTATCCTAACTCAGGATCAGGGACAGTTAACAGAATGGTTTGTTACAATTACATTGATTCTACTCCGCAACGACCGGTATGGACTACAGGGACATTAGCAAGAACGTCATGGCAAGATTCTGCTGTATTCGGTAAACCTCACGCAACAGCATACGACGAAGATGGTACAACGGCTACAACAGACACTAATTATATTTTTGGTAACAGTGATGGCACAACAACATATTACGAACACGAAACAGGATTAAACCAAGTTAAAGAAGGTGCAACAACTGCTATTACAGCAAACATAGAATCAGGCGACTTTGACATAGGGCAAGAAGGATTAGCTGGTGATGGCGAGTTTATGATGAAAATAAGAAGAGTAATACCAGACTTTTTATCTCAAACAGGTGATGCAAGAGTTACATTAAATTTAAGAGACTTTCCTAATCAAACACAAGCTAGTTCATCGCTTGGACCTTTTACTATTACAAGCAGCACAAATAAAATAGACACACGTGCAAGAGCTAGATCTATATCTTTAAAAGTAGAAAACACAAGTACAAGTCAGTTTTGGAGATTAGGAACATTTAGAATAGATTACCAACCGGATGGAAGAAGATAATGGGATTAGATAAATTAAAGAAGAAACCACATCAATTAGTTTCTAAAAAGAAAGATGGTAAACGACCAGGTTATAGAGGTAGAACAGATGCAGATACTATGTCGGGTTCAGGTTATGGTGCAGGATCTAGTTCTTCTTCTTCAGATTCTGGTGGAAACGGAGGCGGTTATGATTATGAGTATGTTGCTTACAATCCACCTGCACCTGAACCAGAATATGACACAGCAGATTTTGCTTTTACAACACCATCACCATCACCTCAACCAGACATATCAGGAGATGATCAAGAAGAGGACGTAGCTCAAATGATGGTAAGCATGGGGATTACACCTGATAATACTCCAACTGTTTCTACACTTCCAGATGCTGAAGATGATGGAGAATCTTTATATACAAAAACAATACAAATAAATCCTGTAGATGAATTTGGAATAAAAGGTAGTGTATATGCTAACACTGGATTTACTCCTATTAGTGGTCCAAATGTTACATATGATACTATTGCAAATCTTCCACCACCACAACCTAAAGGATTTTTTGATAGTGGTATTGGTAAATTTGCAAAGAATGTAGGTAAAGGGTTATTGACTCTTGCTGCACCTCAAATAGGAGGCCTTGCATTTGGTAAAACAGGATATAATGCAGTTAATTTAGGTCTTAAAGGAAAACGTGCATATGATCTTGCTAAAAGATTTGCTCCAAATAAAACTAGAGATATAACTACAGCGTTTGCTAAGTATAATAAGAATCCAGGCACAGGATTTGAAAAAAGCACATTTGAAAGCGATGGTGATAATAGACCTATACCTAAAGATGTAATAACAGCTAGTGTACAAAAGTATAGTCCAAACTATGTTAACAGAGCAATACAGTATAGATCTAAGTTACTAGAAGGTGTTGAAAAAGGACGTGTTTTAAGTAAAATGGGTGAACAAACTTTAGCAGGATTAAATCAATTAATAGAACAATACCAAGCAAAACTACCAGAAACAATGAGCGTATAATGGCTAGAATAGTACAATCTTTAACACAACCTTTACCAGAATATGATCAACAGATACAACAATCTTTTGTAAGAGATATAGATGGTATTGTTAATAAATTAAATTCAACGTACCAACAAGATTTAAAGGACGAAGTTGAAGCATTTAACTTCTTTATAAACTAATGGCAAATTCTTTTGTAAACAAAAAAGCAGATTTAACTACAACAAGTGTAACAACTTTGTACACTGTGCCCTCTGCTACAACAGGTGTTATTAAGTCAATTTTAGTGTCTGAGGACTCTGGTAATGCTGATACCATAACAGTCACGATTACAGACACAAGCGATAATGTGTTTAGTCTATTTAAGACTAAGTCCATATCAGCAAATGCAACAACAGAATTACTAACAGGACCTTTAGTTTTAGAGGAAAGTGAGGTTCTAAAAGTAACTGCAGCAACGGCAAATAGGCTACATGTGGTGGCTTCTGTCCTAGAAATTAAACCTAGGGAAGTTACAACATAGCCTTGATTTACTAGGAGAAAACTAGTAAAGTGAGCAACACTCAGGTGAAATTCCTGCCTTAAAAGTACAATAACTAAATAGATAATTATGGCTATAAACAGAGCATTAATGAACAGACAGATGTATAATATGGGAGGCTCTTCTCTAGAAACAGGAGCACCTGATATTACCCTTACAGGCGACATGCGACCTACATACAGCGCATTAAGAAAACAACGATTAGCGTATGGTGGTATTGCAGGACTTGATGGCAGAAAAAAATATGGAATAGGTTCTTGGTTTCAAGAAAACATTATGGATCCTATAAAAGAAAATCCTGTTACTTCTGCAGTTGTAGGTGCTGGTTTAGTAAATCAATTTGGTCTTCCCGATAAAGTAACAGAATATTTAGGTATGGGCAGTGATGTTGGACAAAATTTTTTAGGAAATTTAATAAATAGAGATTTAGTATTAGGAGATTCAGGAATGTTTGAAACAGGTAGTGATTTACCTGACTTAGTTAACATTCCAAATATATTTGGCACAGGATCAGGTAATAAAACTAATACAACTGGAATAGATTTAAGTAATATAGTTTCCTCATTTATGCCTACTGAATCTGGTAATCTAAGTGATTACTTAATTAATCGTGCACAACAAGAAGAATTTGATATGAAACAAGCTGCAAAATTTGCATCAGCAGTTGGTGCAGGAGAAGCAGCAAGAAGATATGTAGAAAGCAAACCAAGAGACACAATACCAGAGGATACAACAGGAATAGATATACCAACTATTACAGCAGCAGCTAGAGGAACAGATGCAGAAGCAGAAGCAGAAGGATTAAGATTTTTACCTCCACAAGTTGCAAGAGCAGCTAACGGCGGAAGAATAGGTTATGCTAATGGAATGAGTGTTGACGAATTACCTTATGCAGCAGATGTAAGACCTAAATTATATGCAGCAGATGTAAATCCTAATAAACCACCTATGCCTGTAGAAAAAATTATAGAAGCATATATGAAATCACGGGAAGGAACGTATTATATACAAGATCAAATAGATCAAGGAAAAAGTATGCAACAAATAATTAATCAAATGAGAAAAGAATTAAATGTAGATTATGGTAGACATATTCCAGAAAGAGAAATAGGCATGGATCCTGGTTTTACAAGACAACTTCCAGAAAGAACAATAGATATAGATCCTGATTTTGAAATTCAATTAAGATCTGGAGGAGCTCAAGGCGGAAGAATAGGTTTTTCTGAAGGTAGTAAAAATTATAATGAAGATCCTGAATACAGAGGATGGAAAAAAATGTACGAACAAAATCCAGATGTAGGTGCAATGCATAACAAACATAGTGAATATTTAAATTTTTATAATGCACAAGGTAAAGCTCAAGGCGGAAGAATAGGTTATGACATGGGAGGTCTTGGCGGTATGATGGCATCTAATATAGAGAACGATAAAATATTAGAAGCTCTATTAGAAAAATATTTAGACATGGGATTATCTTTACCAAAAGCAGAAGAAGCTGCACAAGAAGAATTTGAGAGAATGAGTATGAGACCATCAAACAGAGTTATGGCACAAGAAGGTGGCCTTATGGATTTAGGTGGCATGGAAAAAGATTATAGAGAAGAAGGTGGATTTGTACCTATCGGCGGAAAAGAAAAAGCAGATGACGTACCTGCAAGATTAAGTAAAAATGAATTTGTATTTACAGCAGATGCTGTTAGAAATGCAGGAGGCGGCGACATAGATGAAGGTGCAGCTATAATGGAAAGAATGATGAAGAACTTAGAACAAGGTGGACAAGTATCTGAAGAGTCACAAGGACTTGAAGGTGCTAGAGAAATGTTTGAAACATCACAAAGATTAGAGAAAAGGATTATATAATGGCAATAGGACAACAATCAACACTACCTCAACAATTTGTACAAGACGTTGGTCAAGATTACGCTACACAGCTAGCAGGTTTAACAGCTGTACCTCTAGATACATCTAGATTTGCACCAACAGTTGCAGGTCAAGACGCATTACAAACACAAGCTGCAACTTTAGCGGGGTCTGGTGTTGGAGCTTACCAACCCTATTTAACTTCAGCAGCTGATTATGGAACACAAGCGGGCACAACATTAGGTGGTGTTTCTCCTTTTTTAACTGCAGCACAAACAGCTACAGGAACCGGAGCAGGCACAGGCACAGGGTCTATTTCTTCATATATGTCTCCATACCAACAACAAGTTATTGACGCAACATTATCAGAGTTTGATAAACAAGCTGCTATAAAACAGCAAAATATTGGTGCTCTTGCAGCACAAACAGGAAATTTAGGTGGTGGTAGAGAAGGAGTTTTATCATCGGAATATCAAACTACATCAGATAGAAACAGAGCATTACTTAATGCACAATTATTAGGACAAGGATTTACTCAAGGCGCTGGATTAAGACAACAGGATTTTGCAAATCAATTAGGTTTAGCTGGTGCACAAGCGGGACTTGCTCAAGGACAATTAGGAATAGGTGGTTATCAAGCAGGGTTAGCTAGTTTAACACCTCAATTAGCAGGAGGAGATATTTCAACGTTAACTAGTATAGGTGGTATTCAACAAGCACAAGACCAAAGGGTTCTTGATGCACAAGCACAAGCTAATCAAATGCAAGCTATGGAACCATATCAAAGATTTAATGTTTATGGTCAAGGTCTTAGCAGATTAGGACAATTACCAGGAAGAATACAACAAACAGTAACACCAGATCCAACTGCATTACAAACAGGTTTAGGAACAACTGCTGTTATAGGTGGTTTATTAGGATTAGGTAGTGGAGCTGCTGGACAACAAGCTGCTAACATAGCAATGATGCCTCCATTAACTAGAACAACATTTAGTTAAATTATGAGAACTTTAAGAAGACCAATGTTTAGAATGGGTGGATCAGCTAACCAAGGCATAACGTCTGGTTTAGAAAAACCTAAAAGAGGCTTAGTAGATGAGCCTGGTAAATACTCACAATCTTTAGAAGATATAATGAAGTCAGCAGACAAAATTGTAAGAGAGCGTAGACCAAAGGAAACATACAAAGACAGAGACGACTTTTTAATTAATCTAGGACTAGATCTGGTATCAAGACCACCGTCTGGTAATATTGTATCTACAGTTGGAGCTGCAGCTAAAGGACCATTCCAACAACTTCAAACTGCTCGAGCAACAAAAGAAATGACACGACAACAAACCGAAGCTGATTTATTTGGTGCATTAGTAGGAGCCGGAACAAAATTAGCTGGCGGCGGTGCAGATGGTAAAGGTTGGTTGGAGCAATGGAAATTTAATAAAATCCCTGTTTTAATTAATGAAATAGATGCTTTAACAAAAAAAGTTAAAGCAGGTACAGCAACAGAGCAAGAAATATTAGATTTAAGAGCTAAAGAAACTCAATTTAATAGACTAGACTCATTAGATCCTTTTGTTGAAAGTTATTTAAAATCAGAAGAAGGTAAATATTTCTGGACTCAAATTAAAAAAGAATTATATCTTGCAGATCAACAATCAGAAAAACCTAAATATAAAAGTGATACTGACTTACAATTAGAATTAGATGCAATTGAAGAAGCTAGAAAAAAACTTAGAAAAAGAAACGCTGAAGGGGGTAGAATAGGTTATCAAGAAGGTATGTCCGTGATGCCAGCAGCAGGCGGCATGGGACAAGCGACAGGCGACATGCAACAAGAGACTATGCCCGAAGAACTACAACAAGATTTAACATTTGAAGAATTAAGAAACAGGCTTCCACAAGAAATTAGTGATGACATTATTAATTTAATTTTATCTAGCGCAGAAGCCATGGAAGATTTTGCAACAATACAAACTGAACAAGACATATCTAACTTTAATAAAAAGTATGGTGTAAATTTAGTATTGCCATCGGAGGGATAACATGGCCTCAAAAGAATTAACTTATCAAAGTGTAGAGGGTCCTTTTAAAGTTTATGATAAAAGAAAACTAAAAGAACCTATTAACACCGTAGAAGAATTTAAAAAATCTGTACTTAAAGCTATTGAAGGTTACGACAAAAAACAAAAGAAACCAGTTCGTTGGAATTTTTTAAAAGATAACGAAGGTTTATTTAGACTTTCTTTAACGCTAGATCCATTCTTTCAATATAGAGATGCAGCAAGACGAATTAAAGGGCAAGAGAGTCTTTATGATACTGTAGATAGAAAAATTAGCGAAAGAGATTATGTTGATGGATTTGCAGATATATCTAAAGGTCTAGAGTTAGGTAGATTTAAATTAGGAACTAGCTTAAGTGAAATTTTATTTGCAGGTACAGATCTTTTATTAGACACAGAATTTTCTACAAAAGTTAATAAAATACTAACCGAAGCTGAACCAGCAAAACCAGAAACTTGGAGAGGTGATATTGCAAAATTAATGGCGCAGTTTGGTGTGCCAGCAGCAATAAGCACTAAAATCTTACATCGAGCAACTAAAGCAGGACCTATTTTTAGAGCAATGACTAAGATGGGTACAAGCAAAGCTTCTAAAATTGCACAGCGTTCAGTAGGAGGAGCAACTGTTGTTGGTGTTACAGACTTTGTTGCATCACCAGATAAGAGGGAAGAAGGAACTTTTTTTGATTTTGCTAAACCAGAACCAACAGAAAATTTAACAGGTAGAAAAAAAGCAGCAGCTATATTTAGAAATAAATTAAGATATGGAGCAGAAGGGACTATTGTTGGTGGTTTGTTTCCTATAGCTGGAAAAGGATTACAACAAACATATAAGTATGCTGTAAAACCTGTTACTAAAACAACAGCATCACTTGCATTTAGAGGTATTGGAAAAGGTTTTCAAGGAGCAGGATGGTTACTTGCTAAAAATCCTTTATTTCATTCTGAGATTGTTTCAAAGCTTGCTGGTTATACTAAAAACGAAATTAAAAAACTTATATCACCATTAACAAGAAAGTTTGCTGGTAAAGGATTACCACCTAGAGACCAATGGAGATTGTTTCAAACAACAAGTCCAAGAAAAGTAGAAAGAAGTTTAAGTAGGATAGATACAGTGTTATCTTGGTTTAGATCTTATGGAAAAATGCCTAGAGACATTCAAGGAGTTGCTGAATCTGTTCAATTACATATAACAAAACAAGCTAGAAAATTTGATAAATTATTAGAAGGTGTTGAAAGCCGTGCTTATGACTTAGCTAAAAAATTTCAAGCTAGACACAATACAAACCAAACATCTAAAATGTTAGAAAGACAATACTTAGATGAAGTAGTTGATTATTTAAAAGGAACTAAAAAATTAAACGGATTAGAAAAAGAATTTAGACCTTTAGCATTAGAATTAAAAAAAGACATTAATAAAACATTAACAGAATTTGGAAAAAACTTACCTAAGGGATCAAAAAATGAAGCCATAAGAGATTTAAAAAATTCTTTGTCAGGTCGAGTTGATAATTATATTTTAAAATCTTTTGCAACATTTACTAATCCAAACTATACAGCAGATTTGTCAGTTAGAAAAAGAGCCAGAGATTTTATCTTAAAAAATGTAGTATCTAAGAATAGAGATTTAAGAGAAATAGCTAAAGCAACTTATGGAGGAAGTTCAAAAAATTATTTAGAAAAATATTCTGATGATTTAGTTAACAATATTATTGCAAAAGGTAAAACAGCAAACATACATCCCATTAAAATATTACAAAATATTGGGTCAAAAGAAATGAGAATGGACAAATTTAGATTTTTAAAAACAGGAGAAGAGTTGCCTGAAGTTATTAAAAAATTATTAGGAGAAGAAAAAGATTTAAGAGCACAAGTTATGTTTACAGTTGCTGATGCTTATGCATCAACAGCAACTAAACAAGGTTTTGATGCTATTGCTAAAATTGGAAAAAACAATGGTTGGTTGTTTGATTCTATTGAGGCTGCAAAAACAAAATTTGTTAACCCTGTTAGAATTGGTAAGATAGATAGACTAAACTCTATGAATAGTAATATAGAAAAAATGTTTACATCACCAGAATTAGCTAATCTTTTAAAAGCAACAGGGACTCCATTAGATGTAATGACTAAAATTCCTATTATAAGACAAATGTTACAAACTAAAGCAGCTGTGCAAAAAATGAAAACTTTATACTCACCACAAACGCAAGTAAGAAATGTTACCTCTGCTTCGTTTTTTGCTTTATGGAATGGACACGTAGGAAAACAGGCTAGTGCAATAGATAACTTTAGGTCAGTTATTAAAGATGTATTTAAAGCAGGAAAAGGAGACACAATTGATGAAGTTGAGTTCTCTAAATATGTACAAAAACTTGTAGGTCTTGGCGTTTATGATGAAAACATTGTTGCTGCAGAACTTAGAGCAGTTGTTAATAAATTAAAAGATGGAAAAATAAAAAACGAAAATGAATTGTTTGATTTTTTTGCTGACAGCAAAATTACAGAAAGAGTTGCAAGATTGTACGCAGGCGGTGATAATCTTTGGAAAGGCTATGGATTTGAATTTTACAAATCTGATTTAACACAAGCATTAAAAAGTGTAGACGACGTAGAAAAATATTTAAAAATGCATAAGCAACCGTTTAATAGAAAAAATATGTTTACAGGAGCAACAAAAAGTTTAGATGAAGCGTTAGACGACGCAGCGGCGTTTATGTTAAGAAACACTTACCCAACATACAGTAAAGTTCCACCAGTAATACAAGGACTTAGAAATATACCTTTTTTAGGTAACTTCGTTTCATTTCCATCAGAAATGCTAAGAACAGGAGCAACGTCACTACGTATGTCGTTAAAAAATATTGCATCTGGCAATCCACATTTAAGAGAAATGGGTTACAAAAATTTAATAGGTGGTTACCTTGCAGTAAGAGGAATAGGTGCGGCTGCAGGAGCAGTAGCTAATTATTTTACCGGTGCAACAAAAGAACAATGGGATGCTTACGGTAGATCAGGAGCTGCACCCTGGGATCAAAACTCTAATTTAATTGGTATTAAACCATGGAAAAATGGTGAGTCTGCCGCAATTAATTTTTCTTATTTTAGCCCTTATGATGTTTTAGAGAGACCTATTCAAGCGGCGTTAAGCATGGCTGAAAAACAAAACATAGCCGAGGAAGACATGGATGATTATATTTTAAATTTAATGTTTAAAGCAGACGGACCCTTAATGGAATTATTAGAACCGTTTCTTTCACCTGCAATTTACTACCAAAGAATACAAGATGTTAACAGTGGTAATTTTTTAACAGATGGCCGTGGTGGTAGAACAGCAGATGGTAAATATATTTATTCACCAACAGATAATTTAGAAGATAAATTTAACAAGTCTTTAGTTCACATTATAAAAGGTGCAGAGCCTGGTGTCTTATCAACGGGCGGCAAGATTAAAGATGCTCTAGAAGGAGACGTAACAGGTAAAGGTAAACTAGCAAAACTTAGTGACGAGTTGTTAGCATTATTTACAGGAACTAGAATTATTAGAATTGACGTTAAAGATGATTTAAAATTTTTAGCTTCTAATGCAAATAGACTATTAAGAGCTGCTGATGAAACAGAAAAATTTTATAAATCAAAAGAATATATAAATAGACCACCTTCTGTAATGATTTCTGAATTTGAAAAAATGCAAGACGAAGCATTTAAAGTACAAAGAGATTTGTACATGAAATTAAAAGATTTTGAAATGTTAGACTTAGATATGATTACAATGAGAAGAATATTAGATGAAGCTAAACTTTCTTTTGTTGATGTTGGACTTTTAACTAGAGGATATTTTACACCACTTAGATTTTCTGAACCAAGATTTAAAAGAAAAGTAAAGATTATTGAAGGTGTTGCAAAACAAAAAACTAAAAATAGTGATAATTTTATTTATAATGTTAATAAAAATTTTGTTTACCCAAGAAGAGAATTAGATGCAGTTATTCGTGAATACTCAAGAAAAAAATTTTTTCCTGATGGTTATGAACCAGCAAAAGCAAACGCTATAAGAGATGCAAAGGGTAGATTAATATATGACGAACGAGGAAACATTAAAAGCAAACCTTCTTTCTTAGATAAAATTGTGCCAAAAATTAAAAACTTTGCAGTGCCAGGGAGTCCATTTAGCAAATTACCGACACCACCACTACAAACACCTGAAGTAGATCCAACAAAAGTTGCATCAAACGTCAACACGTCTCCAACAGGTTTAACAGCCGGTGAAACTGCATATTTGTCTGATGAAGAAAAAGCAATGAAACTTAAAAGTAGAGGAAGAATATAATGGCTAAAGAAAATGCATTACAAAAAATAGAATCACATGAAAAACTTTGCAGAATTATGCAAAAACAAACTCATGATAAAATGCATAAACTAGAACAACAGATTACTAGAGTAGAAAGAATACTTTTAGTATCTATGGGTGCTGTTATGTCTGGTATGGCCGGTGTTATTTTAGTTCTACTTCAAAAATTGTAGCGCTCATACGTTAGTCCTACTTTTTCCTATATTAATCTTCTCTATCGTCGTGCCAACGTTCATTAATTTTGCTAGCCATCCAAAAAGCAATAGGTATACAAAATAAAAAAGTTATTTCTGCTGCTCGTAATACACTGACATCCCATAACTTATAAACAATGTGATGAATCATAATAGGTGCAAACGCTCCTATACATAATAGTATTGTCATTCTAATATAATAAGGATATCTCATATCCAATCTTTTAACTCTTCTCCCATAACTTGTGTAGCTATATTTACTTTTTTTCTTAAAGATTTAACTATTTTTTCATCTACTGTTTTTTCTGCAATAATATCTATGTAAGTCATTGGTTTCTTTTGACCAATACGATCTATTCTAGCTTCTGATTGTTGTCTTTTTTCAAGATCATAACCATTAGAATAATATATCATTGTACTGGCACCTGTTAAAGTAATACCATAACCACCTGTTTGTGGAGTGCCAACTAAAAATCTTACGCTACTGTTTGTGTTTTGCATTTTTTTTATAGCTTTTTGTCTATCTTCTGTAGAGGTATCTCCATAATAAGTTACAACAGAGTTATCCCCATACTCTTTTTTAAGATGTTTCACTATTGTTGCTATATCGTTCCTCCAATGTGCCCATATTACAACCTTACCTTGTACTTCCTCTACAACATCTAAAAGTTCAGTTATACGATTATTCTTTATTTCTTGAACAGAGCCATCATCAGCTTTAAAATGACCACAAGTAATTTGTTGCATTCTCATAAGTTGCACTATTGCACTGGCAGTGGTAACTAATTTGCCATTCATTTCAGCAAGAGCCAGTTTTTTCATTTGTTTATAAATTTTGTCTTGTTCTGGTGTGAGTTGTATTACTCGTTTCATAAAAGTTTTAGGAGGTAGATCTAAACAATCGTCTTTTAAAACTCGATAAGAAAAATTTGTAAGCGTGTTTGATAATTCTGGTAAATTTTTATAATTCTTTACTAACTGCACAGAACGACCACCAAAATTAGCTGTTCGCATTTCTGCGTACCTATTACGAAAAGCATAATAAGACGTAAAATCAAGTAAAAAAGGATCTAAAAAATAACATTGAGTAAATAGATCAAGAGGTGATTTAGTAACTGGAGAACCTGTTAAAATTCTTCTGTATTTGCACTTCTCTGACAATTTTAAAATATTTTTAGTTCTTTTTGCAGATGGGTTTTTTATAGACGTAGATTCATCTATAGCTATTAATGTTTCATGGCAACTTAAAAACTTTAAGGCAAAATCAAGGCCTTTTTTTGTTGAAAATGCTTCAACATTCATAATTAAAATATGTAAATCCATTTCTGATTTAAACAATGTTTTAAGTTTTGCTTCTTGTGTTTTATTAATATTTGCTTGCCACAAAATTGACTTCTTTTGTATGTGGTCTGCCATGTGCGTAGGTATTTCAGAGTCTTGCCAATTTTTATACACGCCTTTTGGCGCAATAATTAAAGCACCATTAATTTTACCTCTATCATAAAGCATAGAGATATTATCTATTAACACCTTTGATTTACCAGTACCCATCTCCATAAAAAGAGCATATACTTCTTTATTCCAAGACTTTTCTAACGCAGTAAGCTGATGCTTATATGGTTTTGTTTTAAATTTATAATTCATGTTTTAATATCTTCTTTCTGTTTGACAAACTATACGAAATAGAATAGAAGTCAAGCAAGAAAGTTATGTTGGAAAAAGAAGAAATAAAAAAAGAACCTACGGTTTATTTGCTACAGGAAATACCTGGAACAAGTGTTGGCCGACCAAAATTTAATATTATGGGTGCTCTTAAATATGGTAAAATAAAAGTTTTACTAAAAGAACACGCACAGATTGTATTAAGTGCAGGTCCTGTTCTTTTTGAGTTAAGAAAGTTATTAAGAAATATAAAACCTGATGACTACTTGTTATTAACTGGAGATCCATCTATAATATTTCTTGTGGGACCAATTGTACATTATTATACAGGTGGAAAAATAAATTTATTAAAATGGGATAGACAAGAAAAAGTTTATTACCCTGTGCCAATAAATTTTAATGAAAAAGGAGAAATAAATGAGTAATGAAAAATTACAAAGTATGTTTATTGAGGACGCACCTCAAGACGTAAATAATTTAGGCGGTGTAGAAAGTTTATCCGACCTAGTTATAAAACTACAAAAGTTAGAAGACGAAATAGAACAAGACGAACAACGTCTTAAATTAAAAAAACAAAACGCAGATCAAATATCTCAGATAGCAATTCCAGAAATAATGGAATCACTAAAAATGAAAACTATGAAATTAGCTGATGGGTCTGCAATAGAAGTAAAAGAAATTTACAGCGCAACTATTCCTGTTGATAAAAGGGAAGGCGCATACAACTGGCTTCGAAAAAACGACTTAGGTGATCTTATTAAAAATGAGATTACAGTTTCCTTTGGTCGTGGCGAAGATAACAAGGCGAGCGAATACGCAAACCTTGCAAAAGGGAATGGGTTCGAACCAACTCAAAAGTTGAAAGTCGAGCCTATGACCCTCAAAGCATTGTTTAGAGAGCGTTCTGAGAAAAACGAAGAACTGCCATCTGAACATTTTAACCTGTTTAAGGGAAACAAAACAAAAATAACAAGGAGCAAATAACATGAGCGAAGAAACAAGAAACGTCGCAAACAAACAAGGTGGTGCATTAGCAACTTTGGACTTTGTTGCAGACTCAGGAATGGGTCTTGAAAACATTGACAAGGGTGATCTTGCTTTACCTTTTCTGAAATTACTGCAAAGTATGTCAGATGAAACTAAGAGAAAACATGCCAAGTATGTCGAAGGGGCAGAAGCTGGTATGTTTTATAATACAGTTACAAAAAAACTGTATGATGGGGAGAAGGGAATAGAAGTTATTCCTGTGTTCTACAAAATGACTTACCCTGAATGGGCACCTTTTGAAAGAAGCGAAGGCAGACCAATCAGCAATGATAGGGGTCCAGGCGTTATGGCAGAAACAACTCAAAACAAAAATAACAACAAAGATGTGTTGAAAAATGGTAACGAGATTATCAAAACAGCAAATCATTTTGTTATCATTAACGGAGATAGACCTGAAAAAGCTTTGATGACTATGAAGTCAACTCAGTTAAAAGTTAGTAGAGGATGGAACTCTCAAATGGAAGACCAATTTGAGACTGATCCAAAAACTGGCAAACAGGTACAAGCACCTATGTTTTCAAGAGTATACAGATTAAGATCTGTTGAAAACGCAGGAAGCAATTTTAATTGGCATGGCTATAACATAGACATGGTGAGAAAAGTTGACAATGCTGGACTTTATCAAATGGCCCGTGATTTTCACAACTCTTTAAAACAATCGCAGCAAAATGCTGCCACAGTTTCAGGGGAAGATAAATCAAATTATTAGTTTCTCGTAAGAGAAATGTGGGCGGTCATAGGGAGACTGAAGCCGCCCATAATAATTGGGGATCGTTATGGTTAATGAATTTATAAAATTATTTACTGGATATGAAGGTGATTTTGGTATTGCCGACATGTCTAAGACTTCCCTAGACTCTAATAAAAATAAAATAAAACCTAATTACGAATGGGCAGGTAGACCTGTATCTGCAATAGATTACAAAAATCATATAGAAGGAAAAATTTCTATAGGAATACAACCTTGTAGATTAAACAAAACAGTTCAATTTGGTTGTATAGATATTGACCCACCTGATTATGGTCAATTTAAAATAGAAGAATTTTTAGCATTATTTCAACAATACAAATTACCTTTAATACCAATACTTTCTAAAAGCGGAGGTTTACATTGTTATTTATTTTTAAAAGAACCAATACCAACAATAGATTTAATAGAGGCATTTAAATCTTTTTTACTTCCTCTAGGTTTATCTTCTACTACAGAAGTTTTTCCAAAACAGAAAGAATTAAAGGAAGATGACAAAGGAGATATTAAACCAGGTAATTTTATAAACTTACCTTATTATAATAATGGCGACTCAACTAGGTATGCTGTAGATAAGAATAATTCTAAACTATCTTTAGAACAGTTTATTAAATATGCAAACGAATCAAGAATAGATAAAGAAAAATTAAGTGAGTTAGTTGCTAGCACATACAGAGACATATTGTTAGGAACAAATGCAGAGTTTGAAGATGGCCCACCTTGTTTAGCATTATGCTCCAAGAAAAAATTAAATGATGGCAGAGATCGTTTTATGTATAACTACATGGTTTTTGCAAAAAAGAAATATAAAGACAAATGGCCAGACCAAGTAGCAAAAGCAAACTACAATTATTTAGAAGACCCTTGGGATAAATCAAAACTAGACAGTAAAATAGCTGCATGGAAAAAAGACACAGCAGGTCATACTTGTTATGAAGAGCCTATACAATCTAAATGTATGCGTACTTTGTGTTATTCTAAACCTTTTGGAATAAAGTCAGATGGTATAACTACATTTCCAGACATAAAAGATTTTGCAATTATAAAATACTCTGATCCTGAATATAGATTTAACATTGTCATGCCTAACGATGATAACGTAGAAGTTACAATACCCAATACAAAACTTATGACTAATCAAAAAGATGTTTTAAATTTTGTATGGGAACAGACAGGAATATATTTTGAACCATTAAAACCAAAGGATTGGAGATCTAAACTAACGTTGTTAAGAAACAACTGCCAAGAAATTACACCACCTGCAGGAACACAGATAGCTGATAGATTAAAAGAAGAGTTGTATCAATATTGTGTCAATGGACCACAAGCTATGAAACGAAGTCAAATTAACAGTGGTGCATGTCTTACAGAAGAAGCACACCATTTTTTTAGATTTGAATCTTTCATCGAGCATCTAGGGACTAATTGGAAAATTCCAGAAGAAAGGATTGCACAGAAATTAAAAGAGAAATGTTCTGTAGAGTTTGGACACTCACTAAACATTGATGGCAAAACATTAAAAGTTTGTAGAGTATCACAGTTACACTACAAAAGAATAGAACACAAACTAACAGATAGAGAGAAGTCTAATTATTAATGAGATATAAAGTCATAGGACCACCAGGAACCGGTAAAACATACACACTTCTAAATGAAGTAGCAAACTATGTTAACAAAGGTGTGTCTTTAGATAAAATAGGTTATTTTTCTTTTACACGTAAAGCTGCAAACGAAGCTAGAGATAGATTTTTAAAAAGAAACCCTACGTTAGATAAAAAAGATATAAGATATTTTCAAACATTACATTCGTTGGCATTTACAAGACTAGGATTAAAAGAAGAGAACGTAATGCAAGAAGGTAATTATAAAAAAATAGGTGAGACATGTGGTGTACAAATAAAATATGCAGCGTACGAAAAGAATGAATGGAATGGAATATTTACATCAGACAGTGAGTATTTAAGTTTAATAAGTTTAGCTAGAGTAAAACAAATTAGTGTATTAGATCAATATAATTTAAACGAACATCTTGGTAAAATTCAAAGAGATAAGTTAGAAGCTATAGATAAAGAAATAAACAACTATAAAACCGTGTATGGTTTAATTGATTACACAGATATGTTAGATAAATTTTTAGGACCAAAAGGCACAGCGCCTAAATTTGAAGTTATATTTGTAGATGAAGCTCAAGATTTATCGTTGATACAATGGTCTATGATAAAAAAATTAGAAGATGGTTATTGTAATGATGTATGGATTGCCGGAGATGATGACCAAGCAATATTTGGTTGGGCAGGAGCTGATGTTAACTCATTTATAAATTGGCAAGCAAAACAAATACCATTAACAAAATCAAAAAGAGTGCCACAACTTATTCAAAAGAAAGCTTTAGATATTATAGAAAGAATTAACACAAGATTAGATAAACAATACTTACCTAAATCTGAGATTGGCCATATAAATCAACGTTTTAAGTTGGCTGATATAGATATGTCTAAAGGACAATGGTTAATTTTAACAAGGACAAAATCATTATTAAAACCTATTTCTTCTTATCTTAAAAGAAAAGGTTATTTTTTTGAAAGCAGTCAAGGTAACAGCATAGGTAAAAGTTTGTACGAAGACATAAATAATTTTAAAAGAATGCAAAAAGGTGAGAAGCTACCAGAAATTTTAGAGCAAAAAGTTATAGAAAGGTTAGACGACAAGAAACCAGAGTTTGACAAACCTTGGTATGAAGCTTTTGCTAAGGTTCCATTTCATCAAATTGATTATGTAAAATCTATGTTTGTTAATGGAGAGGATTTATCAAAACCACCTAGAATAAAAATATCTACAATACACGGAGCAAAAGGAGGAGAAGCAACTAATGTTGTATTATATTTAAATCAAACAGAAAATACTTTGAAAGGATCAAAAAGATCGAAAGAAAAATATGATGAGGAACAAAGAGTCTGGTACGTGGGTATTACACGAACTATAGATAATTTGTATTTAATAAAATGTAAAAACAAAAAGAAGGAGTATAAAATATGAGTGTGTACAAAAAACAAATTGGAGGAAGCCACTACCGAAACATGGTCGTGCAGCCAAGTGAGTTTATAAACAAGAACAGGTTGCTTTTTGCAGAGGCATCGGCTATAAAATATATATGCAGACATTCTGCCAAAGGAAAGGAAGAGGATATTAAAAAGGCAATACATTATTTAGAAATGATTTTAGAACGAGATTATTCAGAAAAAAAAGAGTCTTGGACTGAAGGTTATAAAGAATGGAAAAAACAAAATGATATTTAAAGCACAAACAGAGTGGGTTAAACCTACAGAGTTTCCAGACTTACGTCATGCAGAAGAAATAGCAATTGATTTAGAAACTTATGATCCTGATTTAAAAAAATTAGGGACAGGTTCTGTTGTGGGTAGAGGTAAAGTTGTAGGTATAGCTGTAGCTACAGATGGTTACTCAGGCTATTTTCCATTTGATCACGAAGGCGGTGGTAATCTTGATAAAGATTTAGTTATGAAATGGTTTAAAGATATTTGCGAGTCAGCAGCAGATAAAATATTTCACAACGCAATGTATGATGTTTGTTGGATAAGAGCCATGGGATTTAAAGTAAATGGTAGAATCTATGACACAATGATTGCAGCGTCATTAGTAAATGAGAATAGATATAGATACGATCTTAATAGTTTAGGGTGGGATTTTGTTGGCCAAGGTAAAAATGAAACAGAATTAAACAATGCAGCACAAGAATGGGGTGTAGATCCTAAAGCAGATATGTGGAAATTACCCGCATTATACGTAGGTAATTACGCAGAACGAGACGCAGAACTTACTTTAGCTTTATGGAAAGTTATGCAAAAAGAAATAAACAGCCAAGATTTAAATTCTATATTTAATTTAGAAACAGATTTGTTTCCATGTTTAGTTGATATGAGATTTAAAGGGGTGCGTGTCGATACCGAATCCGCTCATAAATTGAAACAACAGTTAAGTGAACAAGAAAAACAATTGTTATTAGAAGTAACAAAAGAGACAGGAGAAGAATGTCAAATATGGGCAGCACGAAGCATTGCCAAAGTTTTTGACAAATTAAAATTACCTTACGAAAGAACTGAGAAAACACAGGCACCATCATTTACTAAAAACTTTTTGTCTAATCATGAACATCCTTTAGTTAAGAAGATAGCAAAAGCTAGAGAAATAAACAAGGCACATACGACATTTATAGATACAATTATAAAATACGAACATAAAGGTAGAATACATGCGGATATTAACCAGATAAGATCTGACCAAGGCGGCACAGTCACTGGTAGATTCTCATATTCTAATCCTAATTTACAACAAATTCCCGCTCGTAATAAAGACCTCGGTCCACTGATTCGATCCCTTTTCATACCAGAATCAGGTTGCGAGTGGGGATGCTTTGATTACAGTCAACAAGAACCAAGACTAGTAGTTCATTATGCATCCCTAGACCAAGACACAAGTGTGTTTGGTGTTAAAGAAGCATACGATGATGGAGACGCAGACTTCCATACTATCGTTGCAAAGATGGCAGACATACCAAGAAGCGCAGCAAAGACAATTAATTTAGGATTGTTTTATGGTATGGGTAAAGCAAAATTACAAGCAGAGTTAGGTGTTAGTAAAGATAAAGCAGAAGAATTATTTTCTATTTATCACAATAGAGTTCCGTTTGTTAAATCATTAACAAAATCTGTATCTAACAGAGCACAACAAAGAGGACAGATAAGAACTTTACTTGGTAGATTATGCCG